GCCCATAAGGAACACCTCGCCCTCCGGCACGGTAAGCGGGAACACGGTGCCCTCTTCGCGATAGGTGTAGTCGTTGATGTAGTCCTCGTCCAGAAGCTCGCCGTCCACATAGACCTGACCCAAGTTAAAGTCGATGTCCACGGTCTGGCCCGCGGTGGCGATGACGCGCTTGACGATGGGCTTCGAGTCAAAGGTCCCCTTGCGCGCGATGACGATATCGCCGACCTGATAGTCGCCGCAGAGCAGCGAGTTGACGACGAGAAGCCGGTCGCCGTCCTGCAGCGTCGGGATCATTGACGGGCCGGAAACGCCCATCAGCCGCACAAGAAACGTAAACACCAGCACAACGACCAGCAGCGCCGAGACGAGAGACGAGACCGTCTCATACACGTCGCGTCCGGGGATCTTTTCCACGATCTCCTCCTGCGGCTGCTCGCTGATCTCCATTTTCTGATCAAATTCGTCCATTTCGGTCTCCTAAACCCAGCGCCGCGCAGCGGCGGACTAACAGTCTCCCTCTGCGGCAAAATGCGCCTGATTTTCTAATGTATTATTGTAGCACGCTTTTTGAAAAAGGCAACAAAAAAAGCATGGCGGAAACGCCATGCTTTTTTGTTCTCAAAGAATCTGCCTTACAGCTTCTCGCGGATCTTGGCAGCCTTACCGACGCGGCCGCGCAGGTAATACAGCTTGGCGCGGCGAACATAACCGCTGCGCACGGTTTCGACCTTCTCGATGAGGGGGGAGTGGATGGGGAACACCTTCTCGACGCCGACGCCGTAGGCAAGACGACGAACGGTGAAGGTCTCCTCAAGACCGCCGTGCTTCTTCGCGATGACGATGCCCTCGAAGACCTGGATACGCTCGCGGGAGCCTTCCTTGATCTTGACATGAACGCGGACGGTGTCGCCGACGTTGATGACGGGCATTTCCTTTTTCAGCTGCTGGGATTCGAGCTCTTTGATGAGATCCATGGATATTTTCCTCCTATTTATAGGCGTTCTTGACCGCTTTTCTTCGGCGCTGTCGGGACTCTTTCACCCGCGCACGGCAGAGGACCGCCCTTTTCAAGCTATGGTAGCATATCACATCCCCAACGGGAATGCAAGCATTATTTGCAAAAACACGGCAGAAGCTGTCCATTATCATTAAACGCACAGAGACTCAACTGAGTCGGCTGTGCGTTTTTTCTTTACTACAACCCCATAGGACGGAGGTGAGACTGACGGGAAAGTACCGCTACCTGACCTTCGAGGACAGGAAGAAGATCGAGGCGTGGCATCTGCTCGGAGATCGGCCGGTCGACATCGCGGCCCGCCTGAGCGTCCACCACACCACGATCTACAAGGAGCTCCAGCGAGGCGCGACCGGCACGCTGGACGCCAACCAGCGCGAAGGGTACAGCGCAGAGCTCGCCGAGAGGCGGCTGCGTGAGAGCTTCAAGCGCAGAGGTAAACGAGCACCGGCCGCACAGTAGCCAAGAACACCCGGCAGCGCCGGGCCGAAGAAAGGAGAGCCCAACATGAAAACGATCACACGACCCCGACGCTGAAAATGGACGAGCTGCGCACCCCCTCCGCGCTGCTCTCTGAAGCGATCCGGCGGTCGTGTTTCTGCTTTTCAGGGACTCGACACCACCAAGATCCCCGGCTCAGGCCGGGCCAAGACGAAAGGAGACCACCATGACACAGAAAGAGCTCGAGCAGAAGGTCATCGACGCCGAGAGCCGCGTGGCGAAGCGCGAGGCCGTACTCAAGAAGCACAACAGCCAGCTCGCCAAAATGATTGAAAAAGGCGCCGACCGCTTCGACGTCAGCATCAAGTGCGAGGACATCAAGAGCGCGACCTCCAAGCTGGCCGAGGCCCGCGAGACCCTCGCAAACTGGAAGGATAAGCTCAACACCCGGATCACCCGCGACGCCTACCTCGAGGCAAACACCCCGGAGATCCTGAAGGACTTCCTCGAAAACTGGAAACAGCACGCGATCGGATACTACCGAGAGAAGCGGATCCGCTTCATCGAGTACCGCGAGGGCCTGAAGGCCAAGGAACGGGCCGCCCGGCTGGAGGCGCTTCAGACGCTCCCCTCTCTCGAGAAGTACCGCGAGCTCTACAAGGGCCGCGAGCTGACCGACTACGACCTCGCAAATCTCTGGCCGCGCCGCGACGTCGACGCCTTCCTGAGTGAGCGCGGTCTGGAATACCACCAGATCCAGAAGAAACTCCGCGAAGCAGGCGACCAGATCACGCTCAGGCTGCTGGAGATCCGCGACGAGGACGAGCGCGAGGCGTGGCTCGAAAAGACGATGGACAAAGAAAAGCGGGCCAAGCTGCTCGACCTGATCGGCCGCATTATGAGCACGGTCGGAACCATCACCGACGCGGCCACCCTCTACATCGGCCCCGAGGGCGACATCAACGGCATCATCGTCGGCACGGAGGGCAAGGCAAAGATCCAGACCATCGGCGCCGGCGGCTACAACATCCAGTGCTTCCACTTCAGGACGCTGATCCACGAGATAAAGTGAGGTGAAAAGCATGAACACCAAAGCCATCCGGCAGCTCGCCGACGTCACGCTGGACAAGTACCGCAGCTCGATCCCTCGCAAAGCCTTCGAGGAGTTCGTGAAGGACATCATCGCCGGCGAGAACCGCGCGACCGCCTTCAGATACGAGGCGACCCCAATCTGC